CCCCAAAAACAAGAAATTATGCCAATTTTCGTGGTTTTGTGACGGAAAACCGGACGTAATCCGCAGCAAGCGGATGTGGAGGGAGTGTGTATACGTCGCTAAATACGTTATTTTAGGTGGCGTACCCGATATTACGCTCCAATCCACCCATTATCACGCAAAATACGTTAATCCATGGTGGGCCAAGAAGATGAGGCTCACAATGAAGTTAGGGGACCATATTTTTTATAGATAGGCTAGATATGTGCAATAATATGAAATGTAAGTGTAAAAAATGTACCTGTATCGTATGTAAATGTAAATAAAATTGGCGGAACAGTTAAGCGAAGAAACTATAATAGCCCTGATTCAGAGGCTAAAGGCGGAGCCGGAGTTTTACTTTGAAAACTGTCTAAAGATTCAGATGTTCGGAACAGGGGAGCTTGCTCCATTTGTCCTGAACCCTGTACAGAAAGTTTTACATGCAATGATGGAGCGTCAACTCAGGGAGTTGGAGCACGTCAGGATAATTGTCCTGAAAGCAAGGCGTTTTGGGATGTCAACATATGTGCAGGGGCGCTTTTTCCGACATGCCGCCCTCAACAAGAACAAGGTGGTCCAGATCACCACCCATTCCAAGGCTGCCACCGACGTCATGTTTGCCATGACAAGGACAATGGAGCAGAACCTCCCCAAGGAGGTAAAACCCCAGATGAAATACAGCGGCAAGCGGGAGCTTCATTGGGGAGCAGACGGCGGCGGACTGAACAGTTCGTATTCACTTTCAACGGTCGGTGGCCGTGAGGTCCGTGGATCCAAGATTGATTTTTTACATTGTAGTGAGGTCGCTTCGTGGGGGCACGGTGGGGAGGATTTCCTCCTTGGCCTGCTCAATTGTGTTGTTCAGGGATTTAACACCGAGGCGGTAATCGAAAGTACGGCAGCCGGTGTAGGTGGTGTGTTCCATGACATGTTCTGGGATGCCTACAACGGAGATTCCGGCTGGGAGGCGGTTTTCTTTCCATGGTACATCTATGAACACTATTCCAAGGATTTCGCCGATGACGCAGAGCGTGAGCAATTTAAGGACAGTCTGGGAACCGATGTCCGTTACGGTGGTGAAGAAGAATCAAAACTACTGGGTGTTGGATGCGAGTATGACATCGGAGTGGATGAAAATGTCAGTTTTTCTGTTACCCTCGAAAACCTCAACTGGCGCAGACAATGCATTAAAACACAGTGCCAGAACGATTTAAGGAAGTTCCACCAGGAATTCCCCACCACAGCACGGCAGGCATTTGTCACCACGGGCAGGAGTGTCTTTGATCAGGAGGTGATGAATGAGATGGTTATGGCTTCAGAGAAGAAGCAGAGGGAGACACCATCCGAGGGATTTTACATTCCAGTACAGGGTTTCAGGGAAGGTAATGTTAAGGAGAAGTACATTATCGAGGCCATGGATGAGGGAGATCTCCAGCTTTGGTCCCGCCCGGTAAAGGACAGGGAATACCGTATAGGGGTAGACGTATCGGAGGGACTGGAGATTGGCCGAGACACGGACTGGAGTGTAGCGGTTGTTATAGATGCAGAGCAGTATGAGGAAGTAGCGCTGCTAAGAACGAAGATTGATCCAGATCTACTGGCATGGCAGTTAACCAGCCTTGGTCGGTGGTACAACAACGCCCAGCTTTTCGTGGAGAGGAATAACCATGGGTTGGTTACTCTGAAGTTTCTCAGTGACGTTCATTTGTATCCCAATGTTTACAGCGAGAAGATACTGGACGAGAGATCGTCCCGAACGGCACGGAAGCTGGGTTTCCATACAACGGTGAAAAGCAAGCCGTTGATTATAGATTACCTGAAGGAGTTGATCAGGGAGCGAGAATTAAAGATTCACTCACCAAAGGTATTAGATGAGCTCCAGACATTTGTCAATATGCCAAACGGCAAGATGGCTGCACAGTACGGGAGCCATGATGACTGTGTAATGGCACTGGCCATTGCCACTTTTGGATGCAAGATGTTTCCTCCAACACCGGTATGGGAAAAGATGGCTGCCCCATGGAGGGGAAAGCCGATCATAAAAAACTATAGTCCACCACAGATATGAGTTACTTTTTAACGGATATAGCCGAGGAAAAGGAAATAACGATAAGGGAGTGGTGTGAGGGGGTCGGTGTAGCCGAGAGCACAGCACGGTGGCATTTGAAGGCAAAAAGGATTCCCGATCCCAAATGCTGGAAAAGGGTATCAAGGTTCCTGAAGATTCCAATACAGGAAATAGAGATGTTTTTCAGGGAAGAGTTGGAAAAGCAGGGCCGGATTGTACATTGCTATGTTTGTAGGGCAGAGTTCTACCAGTTTGGCAGGAAACGATTGTGTGGATCCCCAGACTGTTTACGGATATATGACCGGACCAGGAAAGCTGAACGAAGGGGCACAGACAAGCGGGTAGCATTTAAGAAGCTTAATGAAGAAGATTTCCGTGCATCCATGTTGGCTAAGAAGACTCCCCAGATTACGAGGGAGGATCTTAATCTCAAGGTAAAGGAGTATCTTGATTCAGGGGGCAAGATAACACATCTGAACCCAACTATTGCCGACGGGTTAGTAGCAGAGACGTGGGGCGAGAATTATACGGCCCAGCAGCGGATGTACAAGTATGAACCAGAATCGGCTATTTACAATGATTTTTGAGTTATGGGGGATGTAGTAGAGGTTGATTTTAAGGAAAAAGAGACTTTCCGCAAGGAGATGGATCTCATAATAAATGATTTTATTGAATGTCTCAGGACTCATTACGGTGATGATGCAGGAACTCTTATGGCTTCAGCTTTTTCTGTCTGCCTTGATGAGATAGCAACAAGGGTAACTAAACAGCTTGAACTTAGGCAGGCGGAAGGTGAGCCTGACATACTATTTACCCCGGACAATGATATCGATATATCGTTTATTTCAGATTTTAAACTTTATTAGGAGTGTATGGCAGAAATAGTTGAGGAAGAACAGAACACCTATGACACGCCAGCGGGGCCTGTTGTAGAGGAAAAGAAAGTTATAAAGGCCGAGCTTGATACTTTTGCAAGGATAATACAGGAGAAGTTTTCCGAGGCAAAGGATTACCGCAGGGATCACGAGCAGCACTGGCAGGAGGCCTATGACGCATACCGGGCCAAGTATCCGTCTCATATAAACAAGGCAAATGAGTTGGCAAACGAAAGAGGTATTTTTGTCAACCAGACACGGCGCAAGGTTAACAGTGCCAAGATTAAGATAGGGACCCTGTTATTTGAGGATGGCGAGGTGCCGTTTGCAGTTACACCGTCCAAGAGACCAAGATTTTTTCCTCCAGACATTCAGGTGCCACCGGACAGGCCAGACATCCTAGAGGATGCACTTTTGGCACGGGCTGCAAATATGGAAGACAAGATCCGAGACATACTAAGAAAGACATCATACAATGAAGAAATTACACATTCAATTCACGAGATGTGCCTATATGGCACGGGATGCACTAAGGGTGTTTCTCTTACGAGGAAAAACTTTCCCGTCTACACTTCGGTCAAAACTCCAGATGAAATGGTCGAGATTGAGTCACAGCTTGAGGAAGAACTTGTTCCTACGGTTAAGTATATTTCGATATGGAATGTTTTCCCTTCGCCTGAGGCAAGTAATTCCGAAGATGCAGACTACGTTATTCAACGCAGTTTTGTTAGTCCGATTCAACTTCGTTCTATGGTCAGTGCTGGTGAAGGATACATCATGGACGTGGTTGAGGAGATTATCAGCGGTGACGAAGGAAGGGTTCACGGCTATGATGAAAGCCAGCACCCCAAAAAGTTTGATGAAACTTCTGCAAGGCAAATCAAAAACATAGAGGTTCTTGAGTTTTGGGGACGTCTGGATGGAAATGACTTAGCTGGTTACTTACCTATTGAGGCACAGGACATGCCTCAGGCCATGCCGGTTGTAGTCACAGTTATAGGGAACAAGGTCATTAAGATTCAGGAGAATCCGTTTGACGACACGATACCGTTTCATTTTTGTTACTGGCAGAAGAATCCAGAATCGATATGGGCAGACGGGATTTACTATGCCATCCGTGACGTACAGGCAATACTGAACTTCAGTTATGCCATGATGATTGAGGGCAAGTCTTTATCGGCGGCCCCCATGACAGTGATAGATCCAAACAGTTTTGAACCGGGAACAGATACAGAGCAGGTATATCCTGGCAAGCAGTTCCGTGTAAAACCTGGGGCTTCCGTCAGGGACGCATTTATGCCGGTGCAGATACCGGATGTTACAAACGGGCTGCTCCAACTGATCCAACAGCTTGAACGTGAAGCAGACTTGGACAGTGGGCAGACTTCCATTGGGTACGGAGACCAGAGTCCAGCCCAGACAAAGACGGCAACAGGCATGTCGATCCTGAATAGTAATGCAAACAGGCAGACAGCAGACGTTGTCCGTTCTGTGAGTAAAATGATAACGAACAACATTCAGGCCATCTACCGGTGGCTGATGGTTGATTCAGAGGACATGCAAATTAAGGGAGACTACGAAGCTATAAGTACTGGCTATGAGCAGTATATCGCTAAGGAAGTTCACAACACACAGTTGATAAACTTTCTTCAGACGATTGGTTCGCTTCCGCAACTCCAACAATATATTAAATACGAGGCGTTTAGTCGGCCACTGCTCAGGGCCTTTAACCTGGATCCAGAACAGGTTATGAAGACTGAGGAGCAGGTTGCCCAGGAAATGCAGCAACAGACGCAAGCAGCACAACAGCAACAGCAACAACAGTTACAACAGCAGGCCCAGTTGGCCCAGCAACAGATACAGGCACAGGCACAGGCTTCCACCCAGTCACAGATCCAGGTTGACCAGACAAAGGCCATACTTGATGAGAAGCAGAAAGTATCTGACGATCAACGTGAAATGGAACGTGCCGAGAGACTTGAACTCATTAAGGACGGAAATGTCTTGCATCCCACAAATCTTGAACGCTACAGCATTTTGTTGCGTGAACAGATGGATCAGGGAGAAGCACAGCAGATGCTACAGGAGGAGCAGGCCATGAAACAGGAGGATGCTATGCGCCTGCAACAACAGCAACAGATAGAACAGCAGCAGATGCAACAAGGGGGGCCTCCACCTGAAGGACAGGGGGGACCAATGGCTGGCGCTCCTGAACAAGGAATGGTAGAACAAGGATAAAATAATGGCAAAACGTCCCGAATCCCGTGCGGATTTGTTGGCAATGCTCAGGACGCATCCAGGTTGGAATGCGTTGAAAGATGAATTTGACAAGCGATGCACTGATGAAATGGACCGTATAGTTAACGGCACCCTGTTTGATCAAGAGAGTATCGCAAAGCACCACATCTCCATTGGGAGAGTGAGGGCGTGGAAGGAAATTTTAGATTATCCTGAAAACGTCGAGAAATTTGGGCCTCCACGGCATTAAGTCAGGGGCAACACCTAATACGATCCGATAACGGGACATTGTTGGCGGTGAGCTAGAAGAGACGGAGTTAATGGCTGAAGAAAAGGACAGCCCCCAACCAGAGGAAGAGGTTGACACGGGCGAGGATGAGGACATCTGGGACAATGCTCCAGAGGTAGAAGATGAGGATGATCCACCTGAAGAGACCGAAGCGGAAGCCGAGGATGAAGAGGAGGAGGAAGAGGACGACGACGACTCTGAAGAGGAGGAGGAAGATCCCGCTCACGACTACGAAAAGAGATATAAGGACCTAGAAAGAGAGTTTCACAAAAGAAATGAAACAAGTGCACGAGACAGGGAAGAGTTCAACGACCTTAGAATCCGCTCATTAGAGCAGGACAAGGAACTTGAAACCCTGAGGCAAGGCTATAAGGCGCCGGACACCCCTCCAGACCCAAGCGATGAAGGTTCGTTTTTTGACGACGATGATCGCACAACGATGGAGGAATTCAGCGAACTTACTGGAGTAACCAAGAAATTGGTCCAGCACGAAGTAGCCAAGGCATTAGAAAAGGTAGGCCCCGCAATCAATAAAGATTCAGAAAGGGTTGCCCAGCTTGAAAAAGCCTACCAGGACCAGAACTACCAACAGTTTTTGAGCAACCACGAACAGTCGATGCTCAATACAGTTGGAGAAGATTATCG